TGCTTCTCAAAAAGAAAAAAATCTTTTAATGGAAATTCCTAAAGCTGAGATAGACGCAAAATTTATAGCTGAGAGAACTGGTGGTGCTGTGTCAGAAGAAGAATTAAAAATGCTTAAAAAATTAATACCTAGATAATCTCAATGTTTGAATTTGATGATAAAAAATTAGGTTATACAGCTATCGTATATGTAATGGAATCCACTAATAGTGTGATTGTCCATTTTGATGGTTTTAACAATTTAAAGGAATGTAATAACTTTTCTCATCAGATCATGGATGATCTTGGTATTGAAACTTTGTTCAGCAGTCAAAATCAGACTTTACATTAATTTTTTTAAAAAATGCCGAATATAGTTATACCTTATAAGCCTAGAGCTTTGCAGAAAGTATTACATAAGGAAATAGATAAACATAGGTTTAGTGTGATTGTACTCCACAGGAGAGCTGGGAAAACAGTCATGGCCATAAACCATATGTTAAAAGCAAGTTTAACTAACAAGCTACCTAACCCTAGATATGCCTTTATAAGCCCATACAGGCTACAAGGAAAGGCAACAGCATGGGATTACATTAAACAGTATGCTGGAAAAATACCTGGCACTAAATTTAATGAGAGTGAGCTTAGATGCGATTTACCAAATGGTGCTAGAATAACTATCTTAGGTGCTGAGAACGATCAGGCCATAAGAGGTATTAGTTTAGATGGATGTGTATTTGATGAAACACAATCTATTAAGCCTACCATATTTCCAGAGGTCATAAGACCAGCTTTGGCAGACCGAAAAGGTTGGTGCATTTTTATAGGTACACCAAAAGGTAGAAATAACTTTTTTCAGCTTTATGAACAGGCTGTTAGAAATAAAGGTTGGTATGCTTGTACTTACAAGGCAAGTGAAACAGGAATTTTAGATGATGAGGAATTACAGGCTGCTAAAGATGTAATGTCCAAAGACTTATACGAACAAGAATTTGAATGTTCGTTTCAAGCTGCAATAACAGGATCTTATTATGGAACTATCATAGAAGATTTGGTTAAAGAAAAAAGAATGGAGTCTAATCTATTTGATGAAGATTTAGATGTAGAAACCTGGTGGGATCTTGGCATGAATGACCAGACAGCTATTTGGTTTGTGCAAAAGCATAAAGATGAGATTAGGTTAATTGATTACTATGAGAATAGTGGGTTTGGACTTGACCATTATGCTGATGTTTTAAAAAATAAAGGTTACGAATATAACAATCATATTTTACCACATGACGCAAAAGTGAGGGAGCTTGGCAATTATGGTAAAACAAGAATAGATAGTCTTTTAGAGTTTGGCATAGTTGGTGAAATAGCTCCTAAGATTAGTATTGAAGATGGCATAGAAGCTGTCAGAAAAAATTTAATAAATTGTTGGTTTGACCAGGACAAGTGTGCAACTGGCATAGAATATTTAAAAGCCTATTCAAAAAAATGGGATGATAAGGCTCAAGTTTTTAAATCTAAACCGATGCACTCTTACGCAAGTCATTGTGCTGATGCTTTTAGAACTGGAATAGTTGGGCAAGGAATAGAACTTTCAAATGGGAAAAAAGAAGTTCCTATTAACACAAATTATATAGTTTAAAATTACATGGCAAAAAAGGTTACAGAAACAGAATTAAAATACATAGTTTCATCTGAGATAAATAACTCAATTGGATTTATGGGTGGTGCATTATCAGATTCCAGAAAAAAATCCCTAGAATATTACATGGGGGAGCAACTTGGTACTGAGATAGAGGGTAGATCACAAGTGGTTAGTACAGATGTATCTGACACAATTGAAACTATCTTGCCAAACCTATTAAGAGTTTTTACATCATCCGATCAAGTAGTTAGATGTGAGCCAGTTAAAGCAGAAGATGTTCTATTAGCAGATCAAGTTACAAATTATATTAACTATATTTTTAACAAAGATAATAATGGATTTTCAATTTTATATACCTGGTTTAAAGATGCTCTTTTAGAAAAAAATGGAATTGTAAAAGTTTATTGGGATGATGCTCAAAAAATTGAACAAGAAACATACGAAAATTTAAACGACCAAGAATACGAATTATTAATTTATGATGAAGATGTTGAGGTTGTTCAAGAGGAGTCTTTTATAGATACAAAGATGAAAGATGCTATGGATGTTATGGCAGCAGAAGCTATAGCACAAGGTATGGAAGTTGAAGAAGAAAAAACACCCATGCTGCACAATTGTATTATCAAAAGAACTAGAAATGCTGGTAAAGTAAAAATAGAAAATATACCACCAGAAGAATTTTTAATTGAAAGATCAGCAAAGAGTATTGAAGATGCAAACTTTGTAGCTCACAGAGTTATGAAAACTAGATCCGATCTTATAGAGATGGGATATGACCAAGATATTATAGATGATCTACCAACGACTAATGGTATTTTATTAGACGATGAAAGATTACAAAGAGTTTCTGATATTGATGAAAGTCCATTTGATGATGCTCCTGATGATAGCACTCAAGAAATAGAAGTTTATGAGTGTTATGTAAAAGTAGATATGGATGGCGATGGTGTTGCCGAACTTAGAAAAATAATTTGTGCTGGAACTGGTTTTGTTATTTTAGATAATATGCCATGCGATTTTATTCCTTTCTGTTCTCTAACTCCAATTCCGATGCCACACAGATTTTATGGTAGATCAGTTTCTGAGTTAGTAGAAGATGTTCAGTTAGTTAAATCTACAGTTATGCGTCAGTTGTTAGATAATATGTATTTAACAAATAATAACAGAGTGGCCATAATGGATGGTATGGTTAATCTGGATGACCTACTTACATCAAGACCAGGTGGTGTTGTTAGAACTAAACAACCACCAAGCCAAGTAATGATGCCGATGCAATCTCAAACGATTTCGCAACAAGCATTTCCATTATTAGAATACTTAGACACAGTAAGAGAATCTAGAACTGGTGTTACAAGATACAATCAAGGTATGGATGCAGATGCTTTAAATAAAACTGCAACTGGTGTTAATGCTTTGATGAGCCAATCTCAAATGAGAATGGAATTGATCGCTAGAGTGTTTGCTGAAACTGGTGTTAAAGATTTATTTAAAAGAATATTTGAACTTACTTGCAAGTATCAAGATAAGGAAAGAGTTGTAGAATTAAATAATCAATTCATTCCAGTTAAACCTACTGAGTGGAGAAACAGATATAATATTTCTATAACAGTTGGTTTGGGTACAGGCAGCTCAGAACAACAAATAGGTATGTTGAATAATATCTTAGAAAGACAGTTACAAGCATTTCAATTACAGGGTGGTCAAGAATATCCAATGGTCAGCCTTAAAAATATTTATAATAGTTTATCTAAAATTATTGAAAATGCTGGTCTTAAAAATGTTGAAAATTACTTTATCAATCCAGATCAAGGTAAAGGTATGGTTCAGCCGAAAGCTCCACCACCACCTACACCAATTGAGAAAATAGAATTTGCTAGAATAGCAAGTGAAGAAAAACGAAAACTGGCTAGTTTAGAATTACAACTAAAAGAAATTAAAGGCAGTAATGCTAAGATGCTTTTAGAAAACGAAATTAAAATGAAAGAACTTGAGCTTAAATATAATGCTCAAATAGATTCAGCTCAAATTAAGGCAGAAGCAGATTTAAATAAAATGCTAGTTGCTGAGAGTACAAAAGATTTTAGGGATGCACAACAATCACAACAAAACTTAGAACAACAGATTGAGTCATTAAATGAACGACCAGGAACAGGCAAAGCTCCAACAGGAAGTAAACCAGTCCAACAAGGCTAAAGATTTATTTGATAATCCTTTAGTAAAAGAATCTTTTGATAAACTTAAAAATTTATATTCAACAAGTTTATTAAATACTGGTGCTAACGAAACAGACACTAGAGAAAAACTTTGGTTAGCCTACAATATAGTTGGTAAAGTTGAGCAGCACTTACAAGAAATTTTAGACACAGGAAAACTAGCTTCTAAACAATTAGAAGATTTTAGAACCCAAATAAAAAACCAAAAATTCTAACAAAAAAAGTTGGGATAAGCTAACCTCATAAGAGGAGCTTAACTATAAAGGAAAAATATGTCAGACAATCAAGGCAACCCACTACAAGGATCTGAAACTGATTTGCAAAAAGCTCAAAAGGCTGTAAATGGTTTATTAAACACTCCAGAAGAAACAGAAACTGGAGAAACACAACAACAAAATTCTCCTGAACCACAAAATGAGGAATTGGAAACCGATCAACCTCAGGAACAGGAAATAAGCGAAGAAACTGAATCAGAAGAAGAAGAAGTTTCGGAGCAAGATGTATCTCAAGACGAAGAACAAATTGATACTCAAGAGAAACAAGATTCCACCGAAGAAGCACTTCACAAAGTGAAAGTTGCTGGTCAAGAATTTGAAGTTACCCTTGATGAGTTGAGAAATGGTTACTCAAGAGATGCTGATTACAGACGAAAGACAGAAGAACTTTCTAATGAAAGAAAGAACTTTTATTCTCAGTCTGAAAAGCAAAGACAAGACTATTCTCAAAAGCTAAAAGAAGTTAATGAGCTTATGTCTGTTGCCCAAGAGCAACTAAATTCAGAGATTTCATCTGCTGATTTAGAAGCTTTATACGAAGAAGATCCAACACAAGCTGCAAGGATTGAACATAAACTTAGAAAGAAGCAAGAAAAATTAAATTCTGCTTTTCAAAAGGCACAATCTGAACAGAAACAACAATTTGATGGATATTTACAAATGGAAAAAACGAAATTGGTGAATAATATTCCTGATTTTGCCGATCCTGGTAAAGCATCAACTTTAAAAAACAATATGAGAAGTCATTTAGCTAAATATGGGTTTAACGACTCAGAAATAGCTCAAGTATATGACCATCGTATCTTGATGTTGGTAAACGATGCTATGAAATTTGGAAATTTACAAAAAGCAAAACCAAATATTGCTAAAAAGATTTCTAAACCAAGCAGAGTCTTTAAGTCAGGCATTAAAAAAGACAAAAGCGATTATCAATCCAAAGCTGCTAGAGAAAAGTTTGGTCGTTTAAGAAAAACTGGGAGTCTTAAAGATGCTCAGAATATTTTCTTGGACATGATTAACAACTCAAACAAATAAAGGATATAATAATGGCATTAATTACTAATACTGTTACTAAATATGCTGTAAATGGTCAGAGAGAAGATTTATCTGACATTATCTACAACATATCTCCAACTGACACTCCATTTATGAGTTCAATTGGTAAATCAAAAGCAACTGCTGTCAACCATGAATGGCAAATAGATGCGTTAGCTGCTCCAGCTGCCGACAACTACCATTTAGAGGGTGATGAAATTTCTTTTGATGCACAAACTGCAACTACTAGAATTGGAAACAAAACACAGATTTCAAGAAAAGCTGTGATCGTTTCTGGTACTATGGAATCAGTTGATCTTGCTGGAAGAAATAACGAACTAGCATACTTAATCTCTAAAGCTTCTAAAGAGCTTAAAAGAGATATGGAAACTACTCTTACTGCAAACCAAGCTCCAGTTGATTCAGGTGCTGGTGCTGCAAGAAGAATGGCTTCACTAGAGTCTTGGATTAAAACTAATACAGACAAAGGTGGTGGAGCTGGTGCTGATCCAACTGGATCTGGTACTCATGCTAGAACTGATGGAACACAAAGAGCTTTTACTGAGTCTCAACTTAAATCTATGATTAGAAAAGTTTGGACTGAGGGTGGCGATCCATCAATGGTTATGGTTGGTGCTTTCAATAAGCAAAAACTATCTGGTTTTACTGGTGGTGCAACAAGAATGGATGATGCAGAAAACAAAAGATTAGTTTCTGCAATTGATGTTTACGAAAGTGATTTCGGTGCATTACAAGTTGTAGCGAACAGATTTTCAAGAAGTAGATCAGCTTATGTTCTATCTCCTGATATGTGGTCTGCTGCATACCTAAGAGATTTCCAAATGGTTGATCTAGCGAAAACTGGTGATGCTGACAAGAAAGCTCTATTAGTAGAATACACTTTATGCTCTAAGAATGAAAAAGCATCAGGTGGTATATTTGATTTAACTACATCATAATAAAACTTTTTGTGAGGGGGTTTTTTACTCCCTCACAATATTCATTAACATTTTGTTTGGTCTTTGAAGATTTAATTCGGAACGAAGCAATACAAAAAAGGAAAATACAATGCGAACACTTAACGATTATTTTATTACTTCACATATACCTAATGTATCATCAGCATCATCAACTTTTGTTTGTGTGCCTGATGGTGGAAGAATAATTAAAATTATTACTCATAACAAAGCAACCACAACAGGAACAGCAGCTATCTCTTTTGAAATAGGTGGTGTTGCAGTAACTGATGGTGGTTTTGACCATGTAGCAACTAGCTCTGCTGGAAAAGTTACAACTACAGAACCTACTGCTGCTAACAGAGTAGAAGAAGATGGAACTATTGAATGTATTACAGATGGTGGTTCAACTAATTCTTCTAAAATGGAAATAACTTTTGTTATCAGAAGATAATTACAAATTTTGTGGGGGACTCTGTCTAGCGATACTTCTCCCACAAATACCAATTAATAAAAGGACATAAATTATGCCAATGGTAGGAAAAAAGAAATTTGCTTATACAAAAAAAGGAAAAATGGCAGCAAAAAAAGCTGCTAAGAAAATGGGCAAAAAAGTAAAAATGAGAAAATACTAATGAAAGGTAAAATGAAAGGCAAAGCTGTTTTAACAGCTAAACAAAAAACTTTACCTAAAAAACTTAAATTGAAGATTATTAAATCTAAAATAAAGAAAAGAAAATAAAGGAAAATAATAATGGCTTATAATTATGCTTTAAGACCAGGAACAAGTCAAAAAATCAATACTAACAACTCATCAACTGCATCTGCTGCATTTGGAGATCAAACTTATTATATTAGAATTGTTGGTTCAGCTAATTTTCATTTTGTACTAGGTGCTGCACCTACTGCAAGTGCTACATCAGCTCTTTTACCAGCTGGTGAAGTTGAGATTTTAAAAGTGTCGCCTGGCGAAAAGATTGCTGTGTTTCATGGATCATCTACAGATGTTTATGTAACTGAAATGGGTGCGTAGTGGCCAAACAAAAGTTTGTTCATTTTTTACCAAGAGATAAACCACCAAAAAGAAAAGGTGTTCATAAAAAATCTCAAAACAAATCAGAAAAAAGACAAAGAAATCAAAATCGTTATTTAGGACAAGGTCGTATATGAGAAAAATTGGACAAGAATCTGATGGTATTAAAAGTAATACTTATTACGATAATGACAAAGATGGTGTTTTAGTTAAAACATCAACTGACATAGCTCCAGTTATTAAAACTAACAAAGAGCTTTACACTAGAAATGATGGATATTCTCCAGGAAAAGATTTTAAAAGAGTAGCAACTATTCCTACAATAATTTTAGAAATTTGGACAAAAGAATATAACAAAAGTCAAGATGGTAATTGGTTTTCTTTACCTAAAGATGTTCAACACAAAATATTAAGAGAAAAACTAAATAGTTCTGATTATAGATATTTTAGAACTGCACCAGGAAAAATTTAATGGCACTAACAAATTACTCAGAATTAAAAGCATCACTTGCTAATTGGTTAAACAGATCAGATTTAAATACAGAGATAGCTGATGACTTTATTAAATTAGCAGAAGCTGATTTTAACTCTAAATTAAGAGTTAGAGCTATGGTTGCTCAAGCTGATTTAACAATAGATAGTGAAACAGAATCTTTGCCTACAGGATTTTTACAAGTTAGAGATTTTTACCTTTTAAGTGGACAAACTAAAACTCCACTAACATATACAACACCATCACAAATGGATGCAACAGCAACAACATCCACTACTGGCAAACCAACTACATTTACAATTTTAGGAGATACATTTAGATTTTCTCCAGTACCTGATGGAACTTACACAGCTAAAATAAATTACTATAAAAAGTTTGATGCTTTATCAGACACAAATACAACAAATTATATTTTAGCATCACATCCAGCAATTTATTTGTATGGATCTTTATTTCATGCAGCTAATTTTTTAGGTGGAATTAATCCTCAGCAAGTTCAAACATGGCAATCCATGTATGCAACAGCTATGGAAAGATTAGAATTAAACGACAGAGAAGATGAATATAATGGAGCTCCTTTACAAGTTAGAGGTGATAGTACAGTAGCTTCTCCATTTATTTCAACTTTATAATAATAGGCAAAAAATTATGCAATTACCTTTTGGTGAATGGTTGCCAGACCAACCAGATAACTTAAATCCAGGTGCAACTGTAGCAACAAATGTTTACCATGCTCAGACTTCATATAAGCCTGTAAAAGGTTTAGTACCTTATAGTGGTTCATCAACTGTTACACAAAACGCAAAAGGTGCAGGTAGTTTTAGAGATAATACAAACACAGTATTTACTTTTGTAGGAACTAAAGACAATATTTATAAATTAACATCTGGTACATTTACATCTGTTAAAGGTGGTTTAAGTATATCAGGTGGAGATACAGACTTTTTTACTTTTACTCAATTTGGACAATACATTATAGCAAGTAATGGAGTTAATGCTCCAATGTATTATTTAATGGGTACTTCAACTAATTTTGCAACACTACAGAGTATTGCAACATCAGGAACAGTACCATCTAAGTTTAGAATTTCAGGTGTGATTAGGGATTTCTTAGTAACAGGTAACATAGAGAACGCAAAAAACAAAGTTGCTTGGTCAGGTATCAATGATATTTCAACTTGGGAAGCTGGTGTAAGTTCATCAGATACTCAAGAACTACCAGGATCAGGTGGCCAAATAGTTGCGATAACTTCTGGTGAGGTTGGTTATGTTTTTAGACAAAATCAAATAACTAGAATGGACTTTGTAGGTGGAAATGTAGTTTTTAGATTTTCAGTTATATCTCCTAATAGAGGAGCTGTTTATGGGCAAAGTGTTTGCCAGGACAACAGACAAGTTTTCTTTTATGCTGATGATGGATTTTTTCAAATTAATGGAGATCAAGTTTTACCTATCGGTGCAGAAAAAGTTAATAGATTTTTTGATCTTGATTTAAACAAAGCATTTACTGATAGAATTACAGCAGCAGTAGATCCATTTAATACTTTAGCGATATGGTTATATCCAAGTAAAAATAATCCAGGAAATACTACAGGGATTTGCGATAGATTACTTATTTATAATTATGTAACTCAAAAATGGTCAATTGCTAATGTTAAAGCATCACAAATTTTTGAACAGTTTGTAAGTTTTAACACAGTTGAGTTAATGGATTTAATATCTGAAAACTTAGATGAAATTAATATTTCATTAGATACACCTTATTGGACTGCTGGACATTTAAGATTAGGTGCTATTGATGAAAATTTTAAAGCAGCAATTTTTTCAGGAACCAATTTAGAAGCTGAAATTGAAACAAGAGAACAAGAAATATTTCCAGGTTTAAGAGCTAATATTACAGGCATCAGACCAATTGTTGATGCTACTGCAAATGTTACAGTTAAAACTAGAGATAAATTAGCAGACTCAATTACAACTTCTTCATCAAGCACATCAAATACATCAGGCATAAGTCCTGTAAGACAATCAGGTAGATATTTTAGAGCTAATGTAAAAATACCAGCAGGAACTGTTTGGAACCATGCACAAGGAATAGATTTAAAAGCTAGTCAAGGTGGGGAAAGATAATGTCAGATAAAATAGATATAGATAACATTAGATATTCAATTGAAACACAAGAGTTTTTTCAAAGACAAGTTGAGGAAGCTGTGAATACATTAATTAACAAGAACAATGCTGAAAGCGATAAAGCTTTTAGTTGGTTTATGAATTAGGAGCAAATAAATGGCAGGAATTAAAGATTACTCAACTACACAATCAAGTAACACTTCTTTAAATGGAATAAATACAGCAGAGGGAATGTTACCTAGTGATTTGAATAATGCGATTAGAGCATTAATGAAAAATACTAGAGATTTTTATAATGATAGCCAATGGGTAATTTTTGGAGATGGTAGTGGAGTATATACTCCAACTTATGTAAGTGGAACACAGTTCACTATTACATCAACAGGAAATGATTTAACTTCAAGCTACCATGCAAATAGAAGAATAAAAGCAACAGGAACAAATACTGGTACAAAAATTGGAACTATAACTTCATCAGTATATTCTAATAATGTTACAACAATCAATGTTACTTGGGATTCAGGTGCTTTAGGAAACGATACAGATTTAGAAATTTATTTAGCAGGTCTTACAGCTACAGATAACTCAATACCTTTAGGAGTTGTTAGCTCAACTAATCTTGCAGATGGTTCAGTAACTACTGCAAAGATTGCAAATGATGCTGTTAATAACGATAAGATTGCAGACAATGCTGTTCAAGCATCACAAGTAAATGCAAATGCAATTACTGAAGCTAAGATAAATGCAGGAGCAGTAACTGCAACTAAAATTGGAACAGATGCAATTATTACATCAAAAATTTTAGACGATAATGTAACGACTAGCAAAATCCCAGACAATGCAATTACGACTGCCAAGATAAATGCAGATGCAATAAATGGAACTAAGATTGCAGATGATAGTATAGATTCTGAGCATTTAGTTGATGGTTCAATAGACAGTCAGCACATTGGTGCAGATCAAATTATAACTTCTAAGATAGCAGACAATAATATAACGACAGCTAAAATTAATAATGATGCTGTAACAATAGATAAAATTGCAGACGCAACTATAGTTACAAACTCAGAACAGGCATCTCATACTCCAGATGACAATACTTTTTATACAACATCAGCAGCAGACACTAGATTTTTAAATAAAGATACATCTGAATTAATTAATTCTGGTCAATCTTGGTCAGCTTCAGATAATTTTATTGCAACAACAGCAGCTATAGATGCAAGAGTAATTGATCTTGTAGATGATGTTGGAGGTTTTGTACCAATTGCAAATGAAACAAGTTTTCCAAATACAAATCCAGATGTTAATGATGGTGTAGGAACTATTGTTAGTGTTGAAGCACTTGCAAGTTCTCATACTGCTAATGGATCAGGTGTAGTTACAATTGCTAATGGTACAGTTGGCAATTCTACAGTAACTTTAAATGGTTGTGGTAATGGTGCAACTTTACCAGCAGGTTTTGGTATCTTAGTTGAATCTACAACTACACAACACACATACAATTTTCACAGACTACAACCCAAAGCTACAGAAGTTTCAACTGTTGCAGCAAATGCTACAGCAATCTCAAATGTTAATTCAAATTCAAGCAACATTAATACAGTTGCAGGACAAATTTCTCCAACAAATAATCTTTCCACAATCGCAGGAATTTCAAGTGAAGTTTCAACAGTAGCTGGTGCAAACTCAAATATTTCTACAATTGCATCTGATCTTAATGGATCAAACAATATTGGAACAGTTGCAGCAGCAAACACCAATGTAGGTCTTGTGGGTGGTTCAATTGCAAATGTTAATCTTGTAGGTGGCTCAATTGCAAATGTAATAACTACATCAAACAATATTACTGGTGTTAATAGTTTTGCAGAAAGATATAGAGTAGCAAGTTCAGCACCAGGATCATCACTTGATGTTGGGGATCTATATTTTGATACAAACCAGAATGAACTTAAAGTCTATAAATCATCTGGTTGGGCAGCAGCAGGTTCTACAGTAAATGGAACAGCAGCTAGATTTAAATACACAGCTTCTGGTGGCCAAACTACTTTTACAGGATCTGATGATAATGGAAATACACTTGCGTATGACGCAGGATTTATAGATATTTATTTAAATGGAGCTAAACTTGTTAATGCAACTGATGTAATAGTAACAAGTGGAAGTTCGGTAGTTATGGCTAGTGGTGCTACAGCAGGAGATATTTTAGATATAGTTGCTTATGGTACATTTAATGTAGCTGCAATTAATGCTGCAAATATTACAGCAGGAACTTTAGCAACAGCTAGAGGTGGTACAGGTTTAGGATCAATAGGATCAGCAGGACAAGTAATTAAAGTAAATTCTGGTGGAAATGCTTTAGAATATGGAAATGCAAGTTCAGCAGAAGTTTATGGTTTTAGTAAAAATTCAGATGGTCAGTTAATTATAACAACGACCAATCAGGGTGCAGACAATATCTCAAGTGCAACATACGCCACATTTGATGATGTTTTATTTAGTGCAAGTGGTTTTACATTTAGCATTAGTAATGGCGAATTAATAGCAACAATATAAGGAAACAAATATGGCAACAGTAAATCTAGGTGCTATCAAATTTAACTGGAAAGGTGCTTACAGTAACAGCACAGCTTATGCAGTAGATGATGTAGTTTCATCTGGTGGCTCTAGTTATGTTTGTATTTTAGCATCACAAGGCAACGCAGTAAGTAATGGCACTTATTGGAACATTATGAGTTCGGCAGGTACTAATGGTACTGATGGAACAGATTTAACAACAACATTAACTACACAAGGTGACTTGGTTTATAGAGATGGCTCTGGTCTGCAAAGACTTGGTGCAGGAACAGCAGGTCAAGCATTGCTTACAGGTGGTGCAGGTGCAAATCCTTCATGGGGAGATGCAGGTGGTGGAAAAGTTTTACAAGCAGTTTCATTTTTTGACTCTGCTGTTTATAATACATCAGGTACAACCTATGTTACTGGTGGTACTGGTGTAACTATAACACCTTCAGATACTTCAAGTAAAATTTTAATAATGGCTACTGTTACAGGAGAAATTAATTCAGGTAGAGGTTATTATACAATTTTTAGAAATAGTACAAATGTTAGAAGTAGTGGTACTGATTATTTAGTTTCAAATCAAGTTGGTGGTATTAATAATCCTTTTAGTTTGATTTATTTAGATACTCCATCTTCTACATCAGCATTAACTTATAAAGTAGCTTGTAGGTCACAAAATTCTGGTGACACTACAAATGTAGTTATACCAACTTATATAGCATTAGAAATAGGAGCATAATATGAATATAAAATTTAAAGCAATTTACACTTTATATAATTCAGTAAAATCTATTGAAGAAAATAATGGAGTATTTACAGCTAAAGATGAAAATGGAAATGATGTTTCTATTGATATGACAGCAGTAAATACAAAAGCTACTGAATTAGAAAATGCTGAAGTAGATAACAAAGCTAGTGGCAATCAAAAGCTATTAGACTTGGGATTAACACAAGCTGAAGCAACTGCATTAACTGGTTATACACCACCAGTAGCAGATTAATACTTAAAGGCTAGGTAGAAATATCTAGCCTACAAAATTCAAAATAATAAAGGAAAATTAAATAATGTCTAAAGCAAGGAATCTTGGAAATATAGTATCTGGAACTACCAGTACAATAGAGAATCCAGTATTAAAGATTAAAGGTGATGGCTCTAGTGCTGATGCCAAGCTAACTTTAAACTGTTCTCAAAATAGTCATGGTGTATCTATTCAAGCACCACCTCATTCTGCTGGACAATCTTATAATTTAATTTTACCTCAAAATGTAGGAACGAATGGACAGGTACTTGCTACAAATGGCAATTCTACAAACCAATTAACTTGGGTAGATGCTGCTGAAACAAAACCAACTGTAGCTGATGTATCTCAAACAATTGCACCTGCTACTGCTACAACAATAAGTATTACAGGAACAGGGTTTGCTTCAATACCATCTGTTACTTTTGTTAATGGTTCTACAGGAGCTATTACAAATGCTAAC